AAATGGTTAGAGAATGGAATGGTGCAAGAGTACACACTTCTGAATATGAACCTAAGCAACCTCAATTAGAACCTAGACCATACAGTGCAGATCCACAAGGATTGCAACACCCAAGACCAGCAAGAACAGAATTTCCAACAACAGATTTTTTACCAAAAAATCCATTTACTATGACAAATACTTCAACTCAAGTTTCTGTAAACTTTCCTTTTAGTGGTTATAAAGATGGAGACTTTGTAAGATTTTTTAATGTTAAACGTCCTGTAGGAGGAGTATCTATTTCTACTTTAGAATTAGAAACTACTTTAAATGGAAATATTACTGCAACAGATATTTCAATTACTTTAACAGACTCTTCTGCTTTCCCTAGTCAAGGTTATATTGCAATTGAAAAAATAAATGAAACATCCGGATTGTTTGAAAATGAAACTATTTTTTATAATGGCAATACCGGAAATGTTTTATCGAATTGTGTTAGAGGAACAGCTGCTCCTTTTAGAGGACAGACTCCCAAAAACACACCCGCAAGTGCACACTCAAGTGGAGCAAAAATATGTGGTGCTTATCCCATAACAATGGTTCCAACAGTAGTAAAACAAGCGGGTCAACCTCCAACTATTACACAGCGTAATAGTTTTACTTTTAATTTAATTAGTGCTGCAACTAGTACAGAAACAGGAGGTGGGTTTGAATGTTTAGCTGGACCCGTTAATAATAATTTTACTGAGTATAGAAGTGGAGGGGGATATGTGCCGACTCCGGTTACTCCAACTCAAACTTATGCAGTCACTGTAGCCACAGGAACTTTATACATTGTAGGTGGAACAGGAAATGCTTTTTATCTTGATGGATCAAGAAACATGAGTTTATCATTAGCTAAAAATACTGTAATTACATTTTCACAAGACAATAGCAATAATGATGGTCATCCTTTATTTATTACAACTTCTAATTCTACAAATCTTTCTACTTTAAGAAGTGGAATAGTATCTTCAAATGTTGCCTATTATTTAGATGGCTCTAGTAATTCATCTGCTTATACCAACACAACAACTTTTAATGCTGCGTCAACAAGATATTTACAATGGACACCCTCTGTTGCAGGAACTTATTACTATGCGTGTTATATTCATGGAATAGGTATGGGAGGTATGATACAAATAACATAATGACTTACACAGAATTAGTACAAAAAATTAGAGACTACACTGAAGTAGATTCCAATGTTTTAACTTCAACAATTGTAAATGGATTTATTGAGGATGCTGAATTTAGAATTCTTAGAGAAGTTGATTCGGATAGCAATAGAAGATACGACACAGCAAATTTAATTATTTCAGACAGATTTATTAACAGACCCGCAGGTTTATTGGTTGTAAGATCTGCACAAATAGTAGACTCAAACGGAAGTTCTCAACCAAACAATAGAGATTTTTTACAATACAGAGATACTAGTTTTATGTCTGAATTTAATCCAACGGAAAGTACAGGGGTTCCAAAGTATTATAGCTTATGGGACGAAGAAAAGATTGTAGTTGCACCTACACCAGACGCTACTTACACTATTCAATTAAATTATATCTTGAAAGAGCCTGGATTATCTGCTACAAATGCAAACACATATATAAGTCAAAATTTTCCCAATGGACTTCTGTATGCATGCCTAATTGAGGCCTATGGATTTTTAAAAGGCCCACAAGATCTCTTGCAATTATACGAACAAAAGTATAAACAAGTGATTGAAGGCTTCTCAATTGAACAAATGGGAAGACGAAGACGAGATGAATACCAGGCAGGTGTTCCTCGAATAGGAAAACAGTAAGGAGAAAATTATGGCTATAACACAAGCGATCGCAAATGCTTTCAAAAAACAATTACTAGAAGGTGACGCAAGTTTTAAATCATCTGGTGGTGATGTTTTTAAACTAGCTCTTTACACTTCTTCAGCAACTCTAAACTCATCAACTACTGCATTTACTACTAGTAACGAAGTTAGTAATACTGGTACTTACGCTTCAGGTGGAGATAAACTAACAGGTCAAAATACATCAATTGCTTCAGGTGTTGCAATTGTTGATTTTGCAGATTTATCTTTCACAGGTGTAACGTTGACGGCTAGAGGTGCAATGATTTACAACACATCTTCAGCAGTTACTAATGCTACAGTTTGTGTTTTAGATTTTGGAGGAGATAAGACAGCTACTTCGGGAACTTTTACAGTACAGTTTCCAGCATTTACTACAGCAGCAGCTATATTAAGAATTTCTGGATAATAGGAGAACTAAATGGCTTTAGTTATAAACGATAGAGTTAAAGAAACTTCTACCACTACTGGTACAGGTACCTTTTCTCTTGCAGGAGCAGTCACAGGTTTTGAAACTTTTTCATCAGCGATTGGTAACGCAAATACAACTTACTATGCAATCGTAAATAGTAATGGAGAGTTTGAAGTTGGATTAGGAACAGTAGGAGCTGGTACTTTAGCTAGAACTACTATTATCTCATCATCCAATAGTGATTCAGCAGTAAACTTTGCAGCTGGAACTAAAGATGTTTTTGTAACTTTACCCGCATCAAAAGCAGTTATAGAAGATGCAACTAGCAATGTTACACTTCCAGCAGATTTATCTGTTGGCGATGATCTTACAGTTTTAGGTGGTGTTATTGACTTCAAATCTAATAGTGGATCACCAGCTGCTTTAAGAATGTATTGTGAGGTTTCAAATGCTCACTATCAAACATTACTACCACAACCACACTCAGCAGCAGCGGGAAACTCATTAAGACTTCCTGATAGTGGTGATACTGGTACACAAGATTTGGTTGCCGTAAATATTTCACAAACACTAACAAATAAAACTTTAACAAGTCCAGTGTTAAATAGCACAATAAGTGGAACTTCAATTAAAGATGAAGATAATATGGCATCTAACAGTGCCACTCATTTAGCAACACAGCAATCAATTAAAGCATACGTAGATACAGAAGTAGCTAACGTTCCAGTAGGAGATATAACTTCTGTTGTAGCGGGTACTAATTTATCAGGTGGTGGAACATCAGGGGATGTTACATTAAATTTAGCTGACGCTTCTACATCTGCTAAAGGGGCCGCATCATTTAGTTCAGATAACTTTGCAGCTAGTTCTGGAGCAATAACAATTAAAGATCTAGGAGTAGCTACAGCAGAAATTCAAAACGATGCAGTAACTCAAGCTAAGATTGGCGACGATGCAGTAGGTGCAGACCAACTTGCAGCAAACGCTGTAGTGACTGCTTCAATTGTAGACGATAATGTGACTCAAGCTAAAATAGCAGATGACGCAGTAGGTGCAGATCAGCTTGCAGCAGACGCTGTAGTAACTGCTTCCATTGTAGATGTAAATGTTACAGAAGCCAAAATAGCAGACAATGCAGTGACACTAGCCAAAATGGCATCAGGTACAGACGGAAATATTATTTCATATGATGCTTCAGGTAATCCTGTAGCAATAGCAACAGGAAGTTCAGGCCAAGTATTAACAAGTGCAGGGGCTGGAGCACAACCATCTTTTCAAACACCTACAGTTGGAGATATAACTTCTGTTGTAGCTGGAACTGGTTTAACTGGTGGTGGTACATCTGGTGATGTTACTTTAAATGTTGCAGCAGGAAACTTAATCGACGTACAAGCAGATCAAGTAGATGTAGATCTTTCTGAACTTACAACTTCTACTTCAGACGGAGATGGTGACTTCTTCTGTGTGGTTGATTCTTCTAACGCTCAAAAAAAATTAACTAAAGGAAATATTAATAACTCAGGATTTAATAATGACGCTGGTTACACTACTAATGTCGGTGATATTACTTCTGTTGTAGCAGGGTCTGGTTTAACAGGTGGAGCAACTAGTGGAGATGCTACTTTAAATGTTGGTGCCGGAACTGGTATTGATGTTGCTGCAGATGCAATCTCAGTTGATGTATCAGACTTCATGGCCAATGGTTCAAACAACAGAATTGTTACAGCTACAGGTGCAGATGCTATGAACGCAGAAGCTAACGCATCATTTGATGGTTCAACTTTAGCAGTCACTGGTGCAATTACAGCAACAGGTGATATCACTGCTTTCGCTTCTTCAGATAAGACTCTTAAAGAAAATATTTCTAATATAGAAAATGCCGTAGATAAAGTTTCTAAAATAAATGGTGTTTACTACAACTGGACTTTTGAAGCTCAAGAAAAACATAAACATTTTGG